AAACTTTCAAAAATTCTGCGACCAAAGTCATTCTTACGAGCAGCTTCGATGTCTTCACGTAGCTGAGTCATTTCAGAACGTAGTCCTTTAGAGACTGTTTCTTCGATGATTTTAGCGGAACGTGCAATAAAATCTTTCTTAACAGCTTCAAACTTTGCTTTAGATTCACGTACTAAACGTACCTTAGTTTCAGCTAAGTCTTTCTTGTCGCTGTGGAATTCTGCGATTTCTTTCGCTAGTGCATCCACAATAAAAGATTCTAATTTAGAAACATTATTTGCTACTGCCTTGCGATCTTCGTGTAGTTCTGCAATCTCTTTGCGGAGATTTGTAAGAACGAAAGATTCCATAGCTTTGCTATCATCTTTCATTTTCTTAACGTATTTTGCACGAGCTTCAATTAGTCCTTGACGATCTTCTGCAAGTTCGCCTAGTTCTGCTTGTAAACGATCAGCAAGCATAGATTCAACAGCTTCTACCATTGCGGATTTATCGTGCTCATACTTTTGCGCAAACTCTTCACGTAGTTCTTGTGTGACTTGTTCACGGTTTTCTTGAATTCTGCTTTGCCAAGCAGTTTCAATTTCCGATTTTATTTCTTCGGAAATCACATTGTTTTCGAACAATTGTTTTACGATGTCTAGCATGTGATTCTCCTACTGTTATCTGAGGCCTGAAATGATTTTTTTCAAGCTCTCGGCTAGGTATTTCTGTGCCTGTGGGTCGCCTTTGAGTTCTTGTGCTATTCTAAATGCCTTGTAGCCACCTGTGTTATTCATCAAGTGTTCATATACTGGTGTGGGGTATGCTCCCGGGGCGGAAGGTTGTGCTACTACGTCAACTGTGATAATTTCAAATCCTTGAACATTACCACTACTGTCAACTTCGCCGGAGCCTCTGCTGGATACACCCAATTTAACTCCCGACTCCAACATAGTCTGTACTAATTGACCCATTGGAGTTGGGAGGATTTTAAGTTTTCCGTAGCCGTTAGGACCGTCCATCCACATCTTGGTAATCATATGACTAACACGATCTAGATTGATTTTTAAATCCTGCGGGTGATCGACTTCTCCTAGCACGGAGTAACCGCCAGAGATCTGTTCGTTGAGCGTTTTGACAGCCCTGCCAATTTCCTGAGAAGAATAAACACGTTGATTTGCATTACGGATATCTCCTTGGATGCAAATCCCGTTTAGATACAGAGATTTTTTATCTCCGCTCTCATCTCGCTCCAGAACAATCTGCGCCTGGTCGTAACTCAAATGTTCGGCTAGTGTATGTCTCACAGCGTTGTCCTATTATCTACGACCACGGAAAAGGCTACCGGCACCTTTGTCAGCTTGTTCAGCTGCACCTTTTTTCTCGGCACCGTGTCCAGGTTCTTTAGTGCTAAATGCACCGCCTGCTTTACCGCCTGGAACATTAATATTACCGGCATTTTCTTCTTTAGCTGTACCTTTTAGAAGACCGTTGCCTTTTAGTTGACCTTGTGCAGCCATTGTACCTGCTTCTTCTTTGCTAGAAAGAATATTAGCAGTTGTGCCGCCCATGTCATTCTTCATGTTGTCGATTGTAGATTTCTTATTATCAGCTTGCTCAGCGGAACCTTTTTTCTCTGCACCGTGACCAGCTGGAACTTTCTCTACGTATTCACGAACTGTTTCTAGGTCAGCTTCTTCTTGACCTTCCATTCCGAAGCTATCTTTCATTTCCTCTTCGCCTTCGCCGCCTTCTTCTCCGCCGTTCATAGCGTCAAATTTAGCTTGTAGTTCGTCAACGATGGAATCTAGATCTTGGAACAATTCTTCTGGATCTTTTTCGGACATATCTTCGCCGCCTTCTTCTCCGGCGTCCATGTCCATTTCACCTTCTAAGTCGTCAGTTGGGTCGCCGCCCATTTCGTCATCGCCTTCGATAGCAATGTCTTCGAATTCTTCGTCGACTTGATCTTCTTCTGCATCTTCGTCAGAAGCTGCTTCTTCCATTTCTTCGTCGTCTTCTTCGTCTTTTTCTTCTTCTTCAGCTAATTCGCTGTCGATTAGAGATTCATAAATTTCACGAGATTTAGCAACTACGTACTCGTGGAATAGCTCTTCAGCTTTTTGTTGATCTTCGTTAACCAGATGCTCAAGCATCTGTTCTAAAATTTGTTTATCGGCCATGTTATACTCTCCTTCGTGATGGTTAGGCTGTCGTTTTATTTACACGTATTATTACAAAACGATGTTAAATGGTAGTTTTTTGAATCATTTCGTCGGAATATATAGTTCCTGGAAATTGTTGATTAAATTCATCGAATGTAATGTGTCTTAAATTAGGCAAATTAGATCTTAATTTATCGGGTAGAAAGCTGCCAGGTTCAGCAACTCTGTAGAAAGAAATTCCTCTATTTTCAGCAATGGTCCTCTCAGTTTGATTTAACCAATTACCAAAATATGTAGCAGAATCTGTAGATTTTTTGTAATTAAATGTATCTGCATACACATTATTAAATTTTCCGTTGTTTCCTTGATAATCAAAACCAAAGAAATAAACTTCTTTATGTCCTAAATTGCATGCAAACCATAATGCTGTAGGTCCGCTCGACCACCCTCGATGAGGTGAAAAGAAGTTAATATTTTTCTTGGTATTGATACCTTTGTTAGGATTAGTCCATACTTGATGATCTTTGTGATACCCTGCAGCGATAATTTCGTTGACCATTTTAGTATCAACGGCTACTAGATAATCTGGATCAAATTCTCTATAAAGAGCGTTACATCCTATAATAGTTCCGCGACCTTTAAGCTCAGGCAAATTTAATCTGAGTCTACTAGTTCCGTTACCTAATACAAATGCTGTTTTATTCTGCTGGAGCTGCTTCCGCTGGTGGTTGACCATACATCTGCCTTACGAATGATAGTTCTGAATCTCGCTCCATTTCATGTGCTTCGCTTTGCATGCGAAGTTGATTGATCTGTCTTAATGTTAGCTTAACTTTTCTAGTGTCGCCTTTTTTAATCACAGAATCATCTCGCTGTGCGTCGTATCTACGATCGTTAGCGAAGTCGTTGTTTTTTTCGTTAAAATAAAAGAACTCGTTGAGCAGCATCTTGTATTTATCCAAAATTACGCAGGAGGAGCGGCCGGTGCTGCTTCTGCACCTTCTGCACCTTCTGCACCAGCTTCGGCTGCTGCTGCCATATCTGCAGGTGCTTCTGCGGTTTGTGCTCCAGCGTCTGCTGCAATAGCGCCAGGTGTAATTCCTGCAGATCGCAGTTCGCCTGCGGCATCAGCCGTAGGCACTAACTTTGCACCGTTTTCTTCCTGCCACAATCTTTCGTTTTCTGTGATTTCCTCTTGGCTTAGTCCTAAGAATCTCTTTAAAGCGAAACGCTTTGACATGTAAGTAACTTCTTGCAATGCTGTAAAACTTTGTATTCTAGCGTTGTCTAGCTCGCTTTGACGATAAGCTGCAAAGTTCTGTGGGTTGTTAAATTTCAGTTCAAACAGACTGTTGTCAATATTGATACCGTTGTTGTTCATCCACAATTTAAATTCTAGATCAAACGATTCTACGATACTGTTCTGTAAGCGTTTACAGTATTCGTTAAATCTTAATTCTTGAATATATGCGGTTCCAACTTTTCCGTCTGCGACAGTGTTTGCCGCTTCTTCAATGCCTGTTGGCAAGTAAGCAGCAGGAATGCGCAAAGCCCTAAACAGTTTATTAGTAAAAAAGCGTAAGTCAGTAATTTCACCAAGGTTAGTACCTCCTGGCAATGTTTCTACTTTTGAACCACGGCCTTCTGCTGTTTGCGGGAAGAAATAATCTTCGTTAGTAGAAAGAGGATTATATGACGCATCAATTACATTTGATCCGCCAGACGAGCTAGGAATACGCCTTTGTTGGATTTCGTTTTTAACACGTTCAACAAAGCTCATAGCCATGTGTGCTGGCATATTACCAACGTCTACATAGAATATTCTACGCTCTGGAGCACGTTGAATACGGTAGATAATAATAGCATCTTCAAGCAATTCTTTCTGCTTGTAAACTTTAAACACTGATTCTAATATCGAATTGCCAAACGGATAATTGTTATCCAGTCCTTCTGATAGACTAATGTGTATGACATTTGTGGCATCAACAGCAATTTCGTTTTGTTCTTGGCTAAATCTTGTTCCGGTTGCTCTTGCAGCATCGCCAACAAAACCTCTTCCGAAACCTCCGCCGCTAGTATAACTGCTAGTACCGCTCGGTGCGGTATTGGTTGTACCATGAGGGGTTACTGCAACTAAGTTTTTGAAATTAAAGTTAATATCTTTAATTACATATTGCTCTGGAAGTTTTCCTTCGCTTTCGTTTACAATAATTTTTGTTACTTTAGCAGGATCTACATACAACCATTTTTTAGTTTCAGGATCTCTTAGGAAAAAACAATCACCATATTTTAAAGTATTACGAACAATGCGGAAGATCCTATTTTCAAATTGCTGCATTTTACACCACTTTTGTAGTGCATCCTTTAGAATCTTAACTTCTGTGCTTGTTGCTTTATTACGGAAGTTAATATGGAAAGGTGTTGTATTTTCTTTGTCTCGTTGTGTACAGAACTCCGAAATAATATCAAGTGCGGCATTGACTTCTGAATCCATATCCATAGTATCGTACTGCATATAACGCTCAATACGATTTGGTGCGCCAGCGTAGACATCTGGAAGGTAAGAACTGTAATGTGCTCGTGCAGGGCCTGGACGGCCGCCGTTGCCCATAGGACTAAACGCTGCTTTCGAATTCTCTACATTAACAGGTGTGAAATATTTTTTCCAGCTCATATTATATTATTTTAGGCAGCAGGATTAGCCCAAACATCTCCAGATAGACTTTCTTGTACATTGAGCTGTTTCTGTGCAACTCGATTACTTTCTTTGGTTATTTTTAGAAGCTCTGACATGTTAGTATTTAACTGTGCTAACAGTGTTTCTGCAGATTCTTGAGTAGTCGCAGGAGCTTTTTCCTCTTTCATTTTATCCTGTTTCTTTTCCGATTCTTGTTTCTGAGCTTCTGCTTTTTTAGCATCTGCATCGGCTTCCATACTTTTCTTTGTAGCTTCTGCTTTGGCTGTAACTGCTTCTTTTTTAGCTTCAGGCGCTGCTTTCTTAGCAGCTTCTACTAACGGCGATTTCTGTTGTGCAAAGAAACTCTTAGCTGTTGCTTCAGGCCCTGAATAGTCTATAGAAACTTTATCTGCTTTCTTTTCAGCAGCAGCTTTTTCTGCTTTAGTTTTATCATCGATAGCTTTTTTCTCAGCACCAAATTTCATCTGAGAATATTTTTTATCTCTTTCTTCTCTTGATTTTTCTTTTTTCTTGTCTTCTTCCGCATCTTTCTTACGGTTGTCTTCCATGCGCTTAACAGTGGCTTGTTCAAGAGCTTCTTTGTCTTTGGACATCTGTTCTTGTTCTTTGGCGATTTCTTTTAGATCTTCATCGAAATCTCCTCTCATGCCCGGTATCTTATTCAATATCGTAAAGAATCCTTCTTTGATTGCTAAGAATACCTGTTTAAATGACATACCTACCCATTTAAAAGCATTACCTATGACTTCTAAATCTCCACCTAGCTTTTTAAATGCCATAGCTATCCCGCCTATAACAACACCTAAAAGAGCAAATGGAGCCATAGCAATTAAAAGAGGAGCAACCGCAGCTATTTGAGCAGCGACCGCAGCATACATGCTGGCAACCCAGGCAGCAACTACAGGAGTCATAGTTATAATTGCTGCGGTAAGCACTCCTACTACGTTATCTTCGATAAAGTCCGCGATAGTAAAAAATGCCGGTATGACATATTTCTGTATTAAACCTCCAAGCAATTCGAAAGCAGGAATTAATAACGCTGTCGCCGATGATACAATACTAGAAATAATCGGCGCCATAATTTGAAATGCCGGAACTACTACAGATTGAACAAATGTCGCTAGACCTTGGAACGCGGTCATTAAAGTGCTTAACAATCCACTATTAGCTAACGCCATTTGAAAACTATTTGAAAATTCTGCTAACTTACGTTTTGCTCCTTCTAACGCAGCAGCTTGACCGTCTGTGGTTGCTTTAGCATCTTTTTGTGCTTTAGCTGCTTTGTTTATAGCATCGGTTTGGATATTAGAAGCCTGCACAACATTCATATAAGATCCGGCCATTTCTTTGTTGTACTGGCCCTGTGTACGCATGTTTTCTTTTTGAGCTTTACCTTCTGCAGCCATTGTATTCTGTAACTCTTGCTGCATTTCTCTAGTTATAGTCCCGCCTGCTTCAGTAATCGCTGCGTATTTTTGCATTAGTGCCGCAGATTTAGGCATCAATGCTGTAAATTTTTGTGCTTCTTCTGTAGTCGCTGTACCGGTAACCATAATGTCTTTAGCAACATCTCGTAATCCCGGTGGTAGTCCGTTAATGGTATTAGCAAATGCTTCTCCGGCTTCTGCTCCCATGCCTGCTACCTTAGCTTGGAATTGTGCATCGTTTAATAATTTCTGTCTAGCTGCTTCTTGTTCTTTTCTAGATTCACCAGTTACTTTTGCTAACAAATCCATTTCTTTAAGATACTTGGCAGATCCAGCAGCTAGCTCAGCGTTAGATTTATTACCCATTTTACCAGTCTGACCTAGGTACTTGATGTATCCTGCCATGCCTTCATTGACATCTTTAGTACTGTAACCTAGATTGTTTAACTCCGTCATAAACGGAGATGTTCTCATAGTCTTAGATAATTGAGCAAATCTCTGAGCCCCGCCTTCTGTGGTGCTTCCTAATAAGCGCATTGCTTCGCCGTTCTGCGAAATCAGCTGTGCAAAATCAGCCATTACCATTCCTGCTGCTGATGCTGATCTAGCAAATTCGTTTATACTACCGCCAAATGTAGCCCCAGACTCTGTTGCTTTTTGGAAAGCTCCAACTGTTGATTCTGCTGCTTGGGCAACTGCTCCAAATACACTTGAAAGAACTCCTCCCACAATCGGAATATTATTCATTGTACGTGCAGCAGCAGTAACACTGTCGCCTACGTTAGCCATGTCTTCGATAAGATCAACAGTCTTTGTAGTTAAATCAGCGAACTTAGTTCCAACAGAACCTGCTATGCTGGCAACTTGCCCCATTTTTCGAGCAAATTGCTCGCTCATTCCTATCGATTTCTTTTTAGCTTTAGTTTCGTCTTCGGTCGCATCAGCATTGTCTTCGGCTGCTCTTGCGCCGCCGCCGCCGCCACCACCCAGGCCGCCTTTTTTGATTGCCTTGAGTATTTCTTTTAACGTGGCTTCGGTAGCAGCATTTTTTGCTTCTACGTTACCAA